GCTGTTCGCCTTTGCAGGCCTGCGCGACCATACAGCGGACAGCCTGAAGTCCTATGAGGGCTTCGACGGGGCATGGATTGCCGAGGCGCACAGCGTCTCCGAGCGATCCGCCACGGTGCTGATCCCGACGATCCGCAAGCCCGGCTCTGAACTTTGGTGGGACTACAACCCGGATCAGGAAGACGATTTCGTTCACCAGCTAGCGGCGCGTCCCGACGAGGACACGCTGGTTGTGACGATGAACTGGCGCGACAACCCGTGGTTCCCGGTAGAGCTTGAAAAGGAACGCCGGAAGCTACAGGCGATCAACCAGGACCTGTACCGGCACGTCTGGGAGGGCGAGTGCCGCAGTAGTGCGGGCCTCCTGTTCAAGCGCGACTGGTTCAAGTTCTATGACCGCAAGCCCGAAAGGCTGTCGGTCTACATCGCCTCCGACTACGCGGTGACGCCTGACGGCGGCGACTACACCGAACACGGCGTGTGGGGCCTGTCCGAGACCGGAGACCTGTACGCGCTGGATTGGTGGCATGGGCAGACCGACCCGGCGGCTTGGATTGATGCTTGGATCGAGCTTTGCCAGAAGTGGAAGCCGCTGAACGCTTTCGAGGAATCCGGCGTCATCCTCCGCGCCGTCGATCCCGCCATCACTAAGCGGATGCGCGAGACGCAGACATTCACCCGCCGAACGCCTCTGGCCTCTGCCGGTGCGAAGGCGGAGCGCGCCTTGGGCTTCAGCGCCCGTGCCGCAGCCGGTGGCGTGTATCTGCCCGCTGGCTTGCCGTGGGCCACGCGCCTGTTGAACCAGCTTTGCTCATTCACGGGCGAGGACGGGCGACCGGATGACGCGGTGGACGTTTGCAGCCTTATCGGGCGCGGACTCGACCACATGCACAACGCGAGCGGCCCTGAGTCGCAGAACAACAAGCGGGATCGCTGGGCTGACTACGGCCTGCGCGATGACGACGACGACACGAACTGGAAGACTGCATGAAAGAGACTGACGAGGGTTTGGAGCATTGCCTTCGGCAGTTCCGCGAGGCTATCGACCAGACGCAGGAAGAGCGGGAGACCGCCGAGCTCTGCCGCGACTACTACGACGGCAAACAGTGGACTGACGAGGAAGTGCAGGCGCTTCAGAAGCGCGGCCAGCCCGTCATCGTGTCCAACCGTATCGCCCCGAAGGTCAACAGCCTTATCGGCTTTGAAAAGCGAGGCCGCACCGATCCGAAGTGCTACCCCCGCACCCCGAAGCATGACGCCGAGGCGGATGCCGCCACAGACGCCTTGCGCTTCGTCTGCGACCAGAATCGCTTCAATTCGATCAAGTCGGACGTGGCCGAGAACCTCACTATTGAGGGCTGCGGCGCTGTCACGGTGACGGTTGTGCCCGATGGAAAGGGCGACTTCGACATCAAGATCAATCAGGTGCCGTGGGATCGCTTCTATCGCGACCCCCATAGCCGCATGCGTGACTTCAGCGATGCCAAGTACATGGGCGTCGTGATTTGGATGGATCAGGCGGAGATCGAGGAGCGCTTTCCCGACGCTGGCGATAAGGTCGAGGCGGCCTACAGCTACGCCAACGAGGAAACCGGCACGACCTACGAAGACCGCCCGAAGTTTCAGTGGGCGGACTCTGGCCGCAAGCGTGTGCGCGTGGTGCAGCACTACTACCTTGAGAAAGGCCAGTGGCACACCGCCATCATCTGCCGTGGCGGCTACCTCCGTGAGCCGCAGGTTTCGCCGTATCTTGACGACAAGGGACAGCCGGAGTGCCCGTTGATCGCGGTTTCGGCGTACATCGACCGCGAGAACCGCCGATACGGCGCGGTCAAGACGATGCTTTCGTCGCAGGACGAGATCAACAAGCGTCGTTCCAAGGCATTGCACCGCTTGACCATGCGCCAAGTCGTAGCCGAGGACGGCGCGGTTGAGAACGTCGCGCAGGCAAAGGCCGAACTTGCCAAGCCTGATGGGTTCGTCAAGGTTCGCCGCGACAGTCGCTTTGAATTGCTGGACGGCTCCGCCCCGCTGATGGGCGAGCTTGAACTTCTGCGCGAGGCGAAGGCCGAGATTGACGCCAGCGGCGTGAATCCGTCGCTTGAAGGCAACATGATGGCCCCGTCGGGCCGTTCGCAGGAAGTGTCGCAGGCTGCGGCGCTTGCAGAGCAGGCGATCATCTTCGACGCCCTGCGCGATTGGTCGCTCCGCGTCTACCGCAGCGTGTGGAACCGCATTCGCCAGCATTGGACGGGGCCGAAGTGGGTTCGCATCACGGATGACGAGCGCAACCTTCGCTGGGTCGGGCTGAACAAGCCGATCACTCGCGGCGAGATGCTGGTGAAGGAAGCCGAGCAGCGGGGCATGACTCTCACGCCTGAGCAGATGGCGCAGATTCAGGCCGATCCGACGATGGCCGAGCCGGTGGGCGTCGAGAATGAGGTCGCGTCGATGGACGTTGATATCATCGTCGATGAAGGCCCCGATTCGGTGACGGTGCAGAGCGAGCAGTTTGAGTCGCTTGTGCAGTTGAAGCAGGCCGACCCGTCGTCGATCCCAATGGAAATGGTTATCGAGGCGTCGAACCTGCGGAACAAAGACCGGATTATGGAGCACCTGAAGGCTGGCGGCATCCCGCCTCAGGTTCAGGCGCAGATGCAGGAATTGCAGGCCGCATTGCAAGCCGCTCAAGGGCAGATTGCCGAGGCGCAGCTTGACGCGCAGCGCTTGCAGATCGACGCGCAGAAGGTCGGGGTGGAAGCCGTCAAGGCTCAGGCCGCAAGGATCAAGGCGCAGGCCGATTACATGAAGGCTCAGGCCGACCTACTGACGGCACAGCAGCCGCAGGCCATGCCGGTTCCGCAGCCGTCCCCGATGGCTGGGGTGGGTGAGGGCATCTTCACCGCGATTCAGGCCGCGAGCGCGCCGAAGGTCAAGCAGGGCCGCATGGCTCGCAACGCGGACGGCTCCTATTCATTTGAGATTGTCGAGGGAGTGGCCGATGCCGCACCAATTCAGTGATGCCGTTCGATCCGCACGAGCGGACGTATACGAATCCACCATTGGCACCGCCCCGCGCTTGCAGCTTCGCACGGGCGCACCACCGGCCAACTGTGCGGCGGCTGACACCGGCACGCTGCTTTGCGAGATCACGCTTCCGTCCGACTGGCTGACGACCGCAACCGCTGGCGCGAAGGCGCTGAACGGCACGTGGGCGGGCACGGGCGCAGCGGCTGGCACGGCGGCGCACTTCCGCATCAAGAACAGCGCGGGCAGCGTCACGCACCACCAAGGCACGGTGACGGCCACGGGTGGCGGCGGCGACATGACGCTGAACAACGTGAGCATAGGCGTCGGGCAGGCCGTGAGCGTGACCACGTTCGGGTGGACTGAGGGCGGCGCGTGAGCATCGACGTTTCCGCCATCGCCCGCGCCCTAGCGGTAGACAAGTCGCCTTTCATCATCGACAAGGCGAGCCTTGCCAACGCGGTCGCGGGCGGCCTCTTCTCGCTGTGGCGCGCGACGGGCCAGCCTGCACAGGGCGCGATACCGACGACGGCGGCGCTCTGCACCAATGCGCTTACGGGTGCCGTCTCGTTCGACAACCAGACCGCGCCGAAGTCCACGTTCCTCGGCGCGCTGTCGATCACGAACATCAGCAACAGCGGTATGTCGTTCCTCGTGCGCGACCGCATCGCACACCAAGCCGGCATCGTGCTGAACATCACGACCTCGCAGACGACGAACCTTCCGATCGACTTGCAGACGCTCGCGCCTCCGGCCGCGCGTCTCGGTGCGGCGGACTACTCCGACATCGAGTGGTTCCTCGACGTGTACGGGGATGGCGGCGCGACGGCATCGAACGCCACGGTCAACGTAACGTACAACGACGGAACGACGGGCAACCTCAACGTCATTGCCGTCGGCGGCACGCTGCGCATCGGTCGCTCAATCTCGCTGAGGCCGTTCATCCCGAACACCGTGCCGGCGAAGTTCATTCGCGGCATTAACTCCGTCACGCTGTCGGCATCGACTGGCACGGCGGGAAACGTCGGCTTCACCGCTCGCCGCCATAAGGGCAAGCTGCCGATGTCCGTGGTATACATGGCGACGGACGCCGATTGGGCGCGCTGCCGCTTGGCCGAGTTCCCGAACGATGCGTGCATGGAGTTCATGGTCATTTGCTCCACCACCTCCACTGGCGCGATCCGTGGTGAGGGCGACCTTATCCACCTGACGCCGTGAACCCGACTGACAACACTCGCTAT